TGATGGTTCCGTGAAGGCCCGCCATATTATCGCTGACGAGGTTGCTGCTGCGGTCGGTGTGTTCATCGACGCGATGATGACGAACCTCTCCGTCACGGGCGTCGCCGCGATCAAGCAGGTCACGACGGATGCGCTGTGGGCGAAGCTCGCGGTGGTCGATCGGCTGCAGGTGCTCACGAACATCATCACGCGCGACATGATCGCCACCGGCGCGGTCACGGCCGACAAGGTCACCGCGTCTCAGGCGCTCATCGACAAGCTGATCACCCCCGAGCTTATGGCGGGCAAGGTACTCACGTCGATGTTCCAGCTTGGCGATAACTGGCGGTGGACGGCGGAGGCGCTGATCGCCTACGCGCCGGTCGTGGGAAATCAGTCGGTCACTGATTGGGCGAACCGGCAGGAGCTCGTGCGCATCGACCCCTCGGGCGGCATCTCGATCACCGCGGCGGGCGCGGCGGGCGACCCTTCGGGCGGCATCGACCAGGACGGCAACGTCTGGGGCGCGCTCGGCTCGTTCAGCGAGCTCGAAGTTGGCGGAGTTCCAGTAACTAACCTCGACGGGCCGCGCGGCGTGCAGTCCGTGACGATGCTGAGTTCAGACACGACGATCGCCACGAACACTGAGACACGCATCCTATGGACAACGATTGACGTTGAACCGGGCCGCATGTACGAAATCGAAACGCAGGTGTTCGCGCGCGACCCCGGCAACATCACTCTCAGGTATCGACGCAACACCGGCGCACCCCCCACAACCTCGAACTCAATCCGATCCGAAATGGTCGCCGCGAGCACGATGCACCGCCTCATCACGTTTAAACACCTCATAGTCCAGCCGTTCACAGGCGGCGATGACACTGCTGTGGAGACACGATATGTTGGATTGTTCCTCGCCGGGTCTGCGAACCAGAACACGGTTGTGTACGGCCCCTACGCGGGCACGGGCGAGCCCCGAACCATGATGATCGTCCGTGATATCGGCCCGACCGTTGAGATTGACGCGCAGACGGCGGAGTCGACATCGAACCCGAAACGCACGTACACGAAGACGTACAAGACGACGGGCGTGAAGCGGTATACGGCTGGGAATGCCACCGCCTCGGACAGCCGGAACATTACTGCCGGTTCCGTGTTCGGTTCGGCCATGTCCGAGAAGCTGCTCTACCAGATGCCCGCCGCCCTCTACTCCGACTTGCAGGGCGCGACGATTAAGAGCGCGAAGATCACGGTTCGTTGCACAAAAATGGGTAACAGCAGTAACGCGGCGAAAATCAGCGTCGGCTATACGACGGCATCGGGCCTCCCGTCAACGTGGCCGTCGCATACGGCGGTTTCCGCGATGGACATTAAGGGCGGGCAGGCGTTGACGAATAGTGTTCCGTCGAGCCATTTCAACGGTATCCGTGATGCTCGAGGTATCACGGTCACCCCGCGCAACCCCGGCAGCCTGGCGTCCTACGCCTATTTCGACGCCACCACGACCCGCATCACCGTCACCTACGAGAAGTGAGGATGTTCATGGAGTGGGACATGACAACCGCGAGCCTCGAGGAGCTCCACGCGCTCCGATCGGCGGTGATCCAAGAAATCGACCGCCGCGACATCGCAGAGCGGGCCGCGCGGCAAATACGCGACCTGACCATGCGGGTGCTCGACGCCACCGGACGGGAGAACGGCGCGGAATGGGTGGCCCCTGTCGGCGCGCATGATAGTTACCCGATTGGGTGGGAAGTCGCACACTCGGGAAAAGTGTGGCGCTCCCTCGTGACAGGGAACGTATGGGAGCCTGGCGATCTGACGATCCCGACGCACGCGATGCTGTGGGAAGAAGTGGTGGTCGAAGAGCCGGAAGAGCCGGAGGCACCGACTGAGCCGGAAACTCCATCGGTGCAGGAGTGGAACGGAAGCTCAGTGACGTACCTCTCCGGCGACCTCGTGACATTCAACGGCGCGACGTACCGCTGCATCACCGGACACACAAGCCAGGCCGGGTGGACCCCCGCAGCCGTCCCCGCACTCTGGGCGGTCGTGTAGCCCACCGTTAATTCCAAGCCGTCCCTAGTGGGCGGCGTTTTCCATGCCCAGGGAGGCAGACATGACTCATTCCAAGCTCACGAACAAGATCAGTCTCAGCAGTCAGTCGAGTTCGCGCGACGGTGCGAAGATCGATCGGTTCCTCGTCCACCACGCGGCGAGCACCTCTCAGGAGGGCGTTGTCGACATGATGGTGCGGGGGACGCGCACGGTGTCCGCAAACTATGTCGTCGGCGACACGATAACTCTCGTCGTTGACGAGGATCGACGTGCGTGGACGTCGGGCTCGAAGTACGACGGCGGAAAGGGCGCGGCGTTCGACAAGCGCTCGATCACGGTTGAAACAATCAACAACTCGACCAAGAACTGGACGGTCAGCGACAAGACGTTCGACAACCTCGCGCGGCTTATTGCCGACGTAGCGACTCGCTACGAGTTCCCGATCAACGACGACACCGTGCTCACTCACCAGGAGCTCTGGACACGTTTCAGGGCTTCGTACCCGACCGCGTGCCCTGGCGACCTCCAGCGCCGCAAGGCCGAGCTGCTCACGCTCGCACGCAAGTACCAGTCCGGCAAGGCGACGGGCGCCACGACTGCTCCGAGCACATCGAAGCCGGCATCGACCGCCGCATCGTCTACAACGGCGACGGCCGCGCAGTGGAAGACGATCCAGGAGTGGTTGAAGCGGCTCGGACGTTACAGCGGCCCTGCTGACGGTGTTCCTGGCGTGAATACGTGGAAGGGCGTGCAGCGCACCGTGCGCGACCGCGCAGGCTACACAGGCCCGATCGACGGCAAGCCTGGCGTGAACACGTACAAGGCCATGCAGCGTTACGCGCAGGGCGGCGGCTACACCGGCCCCGTCGACGGTGTACTCGGCGCGAACTCCTGGGCCGGCTTCGTGAAGCGACTCAGCAGCTAGGGGGATGTTCATGCGCAGGTTCGCTACGACGCGGCGCCAGCTGCTCGGCATTATCGGTGTCGCGCAGCTGTTCCTCGGCGCGTCCTATCTGTTCCCGTCCACGCGGACTGGGGGTTCACGTGACCGTGCGTTCGAGTGGATCGTATGGCTGGAACCTCATCACCTCGGCGCGCTCACGGTAATCTCGGGCGCGTTTGCGTGTATCGCGGTCGCTGCCGGGGTGGCACATCTGCGGGGTGCGGATCGGCTCGAACGGCTCGCGTACGGCGCGGTCATGGCACCGTATTCGGCGCTCGCGCTCGTGTTCCTCCTGTCGTGGATGATCGGCGGGAACCCGACCGGGTGGATCTCCACGATTTCGTACAGCGCGTACACGGCACTCGCGTACGCCGCCGCGGGGGTTGCTGACCCGCCCGATCCGCCGGCGAGGACAGACCCGACCATGCTGCCGGGAGGGGGCGATGCGGATGCCTGAGCAGATCATTACTGCGGCGATCACCGCGATCGTCACCCTCATCTCGGCCTGGCTGGTCTACAAGGCAGCGCAGCGCACCGGACGCGCGCAGGAGATCACCGCGGAGGCCGCGCAGGTCAACGCAACCGTCGAGCATGCCGCGTCCGCGTCCGAGGAATGGCAGAAGCTCTACCAGGAAATGCGCACACGCCTCGACAATCTCGAGGAGCGCCTCGACCTGGCCGAGAAGCGCGCCGACACGGCCGAGCGCCAAGCAGACCAGCTGACCAAAGAGCTCGACGCCGTATTCATCTGGATCGAGTCAGGAATGACCCCACCCCCACCCGCACGACCCCACTATCTGAGAGGTTTCGCATGATCGAGTTCACCCTCCCACCGTCCCTACTCATCTCGCTGGCGATCGCCGTAGTGATTCCGGCCCTCGTCGGCCTCGTCACGTCGCGTGTCACGTCGCCCGCGGTGAAGGGCGGCCTGCTCGTCGCCCTCTCGATCGCGACTGGCGTGCTGACCGAGCTCGGCGCGGCCCTCGCCACGGGCGAGCCGTACGACCTCGGCGTCGGCATCCTCAACGCACTGTTGACGCTCGGCGTCGGGCAGGCCGCCTACTCGGCAGTGTGGAAACCGACCGGCGCAGCCGAGGCGCTGCAGAAGCTCGGCACGAGTGGCAAACACGCCGCAGAATAACCTTCACCTCGACGAAATTCAGGCCCCGCCTTCACGCTACATGCGTGGACGGCGGGGCCTGTTTTCGCGTTTCCAGGGTGCTATTCTGACGGCACCCGCACCTGCGGGTATGAGCCGAGAGTAGTTGCCGGCTACTTGTACGCCCCGCAGTTGCGGGGATCTACCGCCAGGGAGCGAGCACGCTCCACGTCGGTGCACCGTCAGCGGTGACGGTATCAACATCGTGCAGTGTCGGTGCGGACAGTGGCAGCGCGGTGAGGAGCACCACCACGCGTCCCTGTGCCTGCGCGGCGGCTTCCCACTCGTGGCTGAGCGGCGGCAATTCCGTCGGCGGCAGCGACCCGACTTTGAGCGTGTCGCCGACCGGGCCCATGCCCCACGCGCCGGCGAGCTGCGCAATCTTGCCCGGGTCGAGATCAACCCCGGTGGCCGGATAGTAGAGGAGCGTCGCTACATCCCCTGCGGGCGCTTCGGTGACCCATCCGGTGACTGCTACGAGGTCGCTCATGACGCCACCGCAATCCGTTTGATCTGGGGCTGGCTGAGGCCGGTTACCTGGGCGGCACGGTATTTGGTCATGCCCCGGTCGATGGCGTCGCGGATGAGCGCGTCTCGTGCGGCACGCGCGGCGTCAGCGGCGGCCTGTGCCTCGGCGAGGTGGCGCACCGCAGTGGCGAGGTCATCCGTGTCTTTGCGGGTGGTCTGCTCGACGCGGCGCTTGTGCTGTGAGGTGGCGGTGTCGATGCTGTCGGCGAGGTCGCCCCAGCCGTCGAGGTTGCGGAGCACGGTTTCGTGTCCGTCCGGGGTGGTGAGTGACACCCAGAACGACTCAGCGGTAGGCCACCGTACGAGCCCGCCCGCCTGGAATTCGCCGTTGATGCGAACCTCTACGTCACCGATGACGAGCGGGGTCAGGGCGATCGATCCGACGCGGGCGGCGTGGTCGAGGATCTGTTGGTGCAGTTCCTCGCCGGCGTCGCTGTCGTCGGCAGTGGTGCGGTGTTCGGCGTCGGCGATTTCGATGATCTGCTCGGCGTCGAGGTCGATGGTGTAGATGCCGTCGGCGTAGGTCGCGACATCCTCGGCCAGGGTGGTGAGGTCGTAGTCGTCGGCGAACTCGGCGAACAGTGCGCGGAGGGAGGTTTCAACGTCGCGGAGGTTTCCGTAGGTTTCCATGATCGGCCTTTCGTGGTGGGGCGTGTGGCCCCACCTGGTGGGTTTAGAAGTGCCAGCTGGTGCCGCCGCGGGCGGCGCGCTGGCGTTCGCGGGCGAGCTGGAAGGCTGACTTGGCGACGCCGCAGTAGACCTTGACCTGCTGGATCGCGGCTTCGCGGGTGAGGGCGGTGGATTCGACGTTGCGGTGGCCGGTGCCGGGCTCGTCCTCCGAGAGGCGGGTGAAACCGATCCGGTCGCTGCCCTCGGTCTCGAAGGTGTAGATGTCAGCTCCGCCGGTGAAGGTGATCTTGCTGTCGGTCTGCTCGGTGATGGTGAACTTGCGGGTGCTGCTGGCGATGAGGTTGGCGATTTCGGTGATGGTGTTCATGGTGTGCTCCTGGCTGGTGGTCTGTGGTGTTCCCGTTGACCTGATACCTAAATACTAACGCGAGCGTTAGTAACGCGCAAGACCAAACCTAAAAATCATGCATCCCGGGCGTGTCGCGCCCTACGTGAGGTCGTCAATGATGCTCTCGATCGTGCCCTGCCGACCACGCCACTCGAGAAGCTCCGGTAAATCAGCGAAGCCGTGAAGCACGCTGACGCATGCATTCACGGCTTCGAGTTGACGGTCTTCGGGAACTCGCTCGATGAGAGCTCCAAGAGTGTCGAGGGCGTCTTCGAGATCCATGCGGGCGAGTCTACGCGCGCTGCTGCTCGAGCTCCCAGATCGGCAGCTTCGCCTCGCGCTCGGTGTCGGTCGTAGTTTCGTCCCGCAGCTGCGCATACTGCGCCGCCATGTCGCGGGCGCGCTCGGTATCGCCCTGCAGGAGGTACTCGAACGCGAGCAGGCTGTACGTGTCGAAGGCGTTCGTGATGTCCATGGTCATGTTTCCCTTGGTTAGTAGTTGAGTGGCTACGATGGTCGGGTCAGCCCTCGTAGCTCAGCGGATAGAGCAGGAGCCTTCTAATCTCCCGGTCGCGCGTTCGAGTCGCGCCGAGGGCGCTACGCCGCCCGCCGCTGCACCTTCTCTGGAATACGCACGGTCGGCAGCCCCGTCACTGCCGCGAGCGTCTGCTCATGCGACGGCACCGCGTATCGCTTCAGCGTCTCCAGCGACGAATGCCGCATGCATGCCTGGACTATGGCTGAGTCAGCGCCCGCCCGCAGCATCTCCGTCGCGAACCATGCCCGGAGTTGATGGGGACGGTGCCGATCGAGGCCCACCCTACGCATGGCGAGGCTGAGCACATGCGACACGCTATTGCCGGTGACATGATCACCAGGAAGCCGGTACGACGGAAACCAAAACCCATCCGGCATCGTCTTCGAGATCTCAGCAATCGCCGGGTGCAACGGAATCCACGCCTCTTTGCCGCCCTTGCCATCCGGGATGTGGACCGTGCGGCGGTCACGATCGATGTGTCTGCCCTCGATCGCGGCGAGTTCTGATGCGCGCATTCCCTGGAGCGCGTACAGCAGTATCTTGATACGTGCTGGGCGGTACACGGACACGAGTAATTGCTCGATGTCCAGAGTGGATACCGGATCCGGTTGGGGAACGACGACATGCACCTTCGGCAGACGGATCGCGGGATTATCGAGGCGGTAGCCCTCGTCTTGCAGCCACGTATAGAACGTGATCAGATTCGACTTGTAGTGCTGGCGGGTTGATCCCGAGAGCTCTGGCCGTGCGAGGAATTTGATGAGATCTCGTCGTTCGCACTCGATAAGTGGCTTACCGGCGCGTCGTTCGAGGGATTGCAGCATAGTGTTGCGATCTTTGATGGTACGTGGTCGGAGATTCGATGCCGCTTGGTGGGCGTCCCAATCGTCAATGTAGCTATCCATGGTCGCGAGTGTTATGCACGGGCCTTGGCTGCTGCGCCAGGGCGGCGTGTGAAGCTGGAGGCAAACGCTGCGAGCGAGATTACGGGTGCCGAACTTGCTGACTTGTAATCTGAAAGCGGACGGTTCGGATCCGGCGTCTCGGTCTCACTGATGAGTGTCGCGACGCTGACGTTGAGCGCGCTTGCGACGGCGTGGAGGTCGTCGAGTGTCCACTTTCGTTCGCCGTGGATCTTTTTCGAGAGCGCGGTCTGGGTCATACCGATGGACTTGCCGAGGGAGGTCTGTGTGGTGCGTGCTCGGAACATGAGCATCATGACGCGCTCGCCCACGCGAGCGTCATGGTTTAGCGGCTCGTGGCTTACAGGTGCGGTGATTGTCGTCATGCGATCAGAATAGCGGCAAATCGGACAGATTGCGACACGCAGGGCCGAATTGGCTTGCAAAGTCCAAATCGTCATGCATGATGGTGGCATGACAAAACGGATTAATCACTCCGAAGCGGAGGTGCTGCTCACCCCGAGGGAAGCAGCCGAAAAACTCCACGTCCACCCTCGGACGCTCCAGCGAATGGCGGAGCGTGGCGACATCGCAGCAGTGAAGCTGCCCAGCGGCCACCGCCGCTACCGCGCCGTGGAAATCGCGCGGATCACTCGCACCGCCGCCTAAGCGGCCCCACATTCTTCCTCGCCCCGTCCGGCGGTGAGGCAACCCCGGCGCATCTGACGCGCCCCTACGACATAGCTCGCACCAGACGAAGACGCGCCGGCCCTCTCTGACGATGGCCGCGTGGACGTAAGCACACCCTCGGGTGGCAGGTAGCGGAGAGCCCCGATGACGGCGCGAGCACACATAATCCCGGCCCCGGTATGTCCCGGAGAGTCGGACACAGACCAAAAGAAACGGCCCCGGCAGCAGTACGAATGCGCCGGGGCCACGAGACATTGAAAGGAAGTCTCAGATGACGATTTTATCGCTCGCGCCGTCTTTTGACGAGATGCGCGCCATAGATGACGAAGGCAACGAACGCTGGTCAGCACGTGACCTCATGGCCGCGCTCGGTTACGACCGCTGGGAAAACTTCGAGTCGGTAATCGACCGCGCCGCTTCATCGGCCGCGAACCTCGGGCACCACGTCGATCACCTTTTTCGTGGCGTCACGAAAAAGGGTGCCGGCCGCCCGCAACGCGACTTCGAGCTGACGCGGTTCGCCGCATACCTCGTCGCGATGAACGGCGATCCCCGCAAGCCAGAGATCGCAGCCGCGCAGGCCTACTTCGCGATCCAGACCCGCCGCGCCGAAGTCAGTGCGCCATCGGGCGACCTCACCACCCTGACCGGTATCGAGCAGATCATCAACGCGGCGAAGGCTGCACTCGACCAGGCCAAGGAAGCGGAGGCCCGCGCAGTGCGCGCCGAAGTCACGGTGAAGGCAATCGCCTCCCAGGACGGGATCACCCTCCGAGAGTTCAACAAGCACTACTTCCCCGACGTGCCCGAGCGTGAGTTCTTCAACTTGCTCTACGCCCGCGGCTATCTCATCGACCAGCGCGGCGCGCGGGGTCGCGACGACAACGGCCGCATCAAGAACGGCACGCAGCACGGGCATCCCTCGTATCGCGGAAAGCCATGGATCTACCTCCACGGTTCGACCGACAAAGACGGCATCCGCCGAGAACGGCCCCGCGTGCGCCCTGGCACTCCTGAAGTCGACTTCGCCCGCGAACTCGAATCGCGCGGCCTCCCCCTCAACGACACCGCCGCACGGCACCTCACGAAGGAACTCGCAAAATGACCCGCCTCTACAAAGCCCAATACGTGTACGACGACCTCGACCCGGAACTCGACTACGCGATGCAGCACTTCGACGACTACGAGCCCGAGGGGTGGCGCGAGTACGCGATCGAGAAGTGGGGCGAGGACTGCGACCGCTGGGACGACGGCTACCAGCCATTCTTCATGCCCTCGGATGACCGCATCTACCGGTCACGGTCGGCGGCGCAGGCGCGCGTGAACCTCATCAACCGGTGGGGTGGCACGGCAGTGCTGATGGAGTGCACGCCCGTATGGGACACGGTTTCGGCGGCGAACGCTCGTCGCGAGAATGACCGGATTCTTCGTCGCGTGGAACGCAAGTACGCGGAGATCGCGGCACTCGAAGCTGTGAAGCGCGAGGTGGCGTGATGTCGAAGTTCACTGTCGACCCGTCCGGGATGAAGAAACTCCCCATCACGATCACGGTCGATCTGGGCCGGTTCGCGACGGGTGTGCGTGACCTGTCAGTCGCGGAGGCTCGCGCCCTCGCCGACGCACTCCACGACCTCTGCGATGAGGTGGAGGCCGCTGATGCGAGTGCTTGACGTGATCAGTCTCGACGGCAACTGGCCTGTCCTCGGCCCCGTCTCAGGTGACGGGATCGCCCACACCTACGACAACCACAGCGACCGTGGGCGGCGTAGCGGCCTGTACCGGCACATCAAACCAAACCTGTGGGCAGCAATCGCCCGAACCGGAGAACACCATGGCTAACAACGAACTCGTGGAGCAGTTGCGTACTGCACGCGCAAACAACCAGCGACCGAGCGTGCCGTACGGCGCCGACCTGCGCGACGCCGACCTTCGCGACGCCGACCTTCGCAGGGCCGACCTGTACGGGGCCAGCCTGTACGGGGCCGACCTTCGCGGGGCCAACCTGCGCGGGGCCAACCTGGGCAGGGCCGACCTGTACGGGGCCGACCTGTACGGGGCCAACCTGCGCGGGGCCAACCTGGGCGGGGCCAACCTGCGCGGGGCCAACCTGGGCGGGGCCAACCTGTACGGGGTTGCCGACGTGTTGCAGGTCACTGGGCTGCCGTCAGGGCAAGTCATCCTCGTCCCGACATGCGCGGGCTGGTACCTCACAGTCGGATGCTGGTCAGGAACACTCGCTGACCTCCGCACTCTGATCGCGGGCGATGACGGGTGGCCGGAGGCTACCGGTGCCGAGGTCGCGCGTCGGCGTCCCAGCCTGGAACTCGCAATCGCCCTGTGCGAGGACCATATCGCCCGACATGAGGGCGTCATTGACCGTCTCGTGGAGAAGTGGGGTGACCCCGCATGAATGACCTCAGTCGGGCGCAGCTCGCGCCCTACCAGCCCCGCGAGGACCGGGTAACGCTCGGGCAGGCTCGCCGCCGCGTATTCGAGGCGATCGCGTTCGTCATCCAAATCGGCCGCGTCATCTTCACACCGAAGAAGGGGCGGCACACACGATGACCACGACACGCAAGGTCGAATCGATCATGCCGGACACCGGCCAACCCGACGACACCTACCAGCCACGCAACGACCGAGCATCTGTCGCGATCATCGTCGCCGGCATCCTCATCGGCGTCGTCACCCTCGCCCACAACGCTACCCACCCCGTCGGATGGTTCGCGATCATCGTCGCCGTCGCCGCCCTCGGATATTGGGGGCGGGAATGATCTGCCCAACCGACCACAAGCACGCGCAGACGCGCACCCGCCGGCTGGCTGCAGCGAATGGGTATGCACCGCCCGCGGCGTGGGACGACATCGATGACCCGGCGGAGGAATCGAAGGGAGTCGCAGCATGAGCCGCGAAGACATCCTCCGTGCCGAACTCGCCGCGATCGAAGCGCGGCTCGCCGAGCTCGAGGCGGCACCCCGCTTCGATCACGGCATGCTGCAGCTCGACCGAGAGAAACGACCCGGCGCACTCACCGACGCGAAGGTCGAACGTCATGCACGCCTCGAGCGCGCTGCCGCCAGCATCCGCTACCAGCTCTACGCACCCGAACGAGAAGCAGCCCGCAAGGCGGCACACGCCGCGGCGAAGGCCGAGCACGACGTCGTGAACCTACGCGAACAGTACGCGGGTTGCGACGAGGTGAAGTGGGTGCTGAATGGCCGCTGGTATCCCGTCGTGCGCTGGGCGAAGAAGTCGGTGCGAATCCGCATGAGCGTCGGTGAGAACACGATCCCGCACACGCAAGTCGCCGACGCGAGGAAGGCCGTCGCATGACCGTGGTGCTCGTGCTGCCGTGGTCGGCGCCACCGATCCGAGAGAACGACCGCGACCACTGGCGGCAGAAAGCGGAGCGGACGAAGGCGGTGCGTGCCGCGGCCGGTGTGCTCGCACGCAACCAACGCGTGCAACGCATGGCTCGCGCCGAAATCCGGCTCGTGTGGACCGTCACCGACCGTCGCCGACGTGACTCGGCAGCACCGAACCCGACGCTGAAAGCCGCAGTCGACGGGCTCGTGGACGCGGATGTGCTCGCTGATGACCATCACCTGATCGTGCCGCGGATGTGGTGCGAGATCGAGCACGGCCCCACGAAGGGCGTGCGCATTGAGATCCGAGAACTTGGAGAAACCGAATGACCAACTACGACGACCTCATGGCCCGCGCTGGCGTGAGCAAAGACCAGGACGAAGCCGGGTGGCGTAAGCAGCGCGCTTCCGGCGTGACAGCGACGAACGTTCGCGACCTCGTGAAAGACGGCGCGAGCAAGCGTAAGGAACTGCTGGAAATCAAGACCGGCGTCCGCGAGGAACGCCACATCAGCGGGAACCAGTACATCGACTGGGGCAACCAGCGTGAGCCCGTGCTCGGTGAAGTACTCCGCGGCGCCGGGATTGAACCCGAAGACCGCGTGTTCACGGCGGCGGAGAACCACCGCTACCTCGCCTCCCCCGACGGGATCGGGGAAGACCTGACCGGCGAGATCATCGTTGGCGAGATTAAGACCTCGAAGCATGATCTAACGCCGGGCTCGAAGGAGTTCGAGGCGACGGGCTACTACGACCAAATGCAGTGGCAAATGCTCGTCTGTGGCGCGACTCGCACGCTCTTCGTGTGGGAGCAGCACGTCGACTTTTCGCCGCTTCCGCACAGGGTTGCGTGGGTCGAGCGCGACGAAGACCGCATCGAGTATTTGCGCTCGGTCGCTGACGAGTTTCTCGCCGAGGTCGACGGCGCGGCACTGTTCAAGCCGGGCGAACTGCGCTCGTTCACCGCAAAGGCGAAGAAAGCCGCGGAAGGTGCCGAGGCGGAGGCGTGGATACGCACGAATCTCCGTGGCCGCCCGCTCTCGCTCGACATTGAGCACCGCGGCAAGCGCATCCCGTTCTCGTACTCGGGCGACAAGGAGAAACCCGTCACAAAGGCCGACGTGGATGCGGCGAAGGCGGCGGCCCCCGAGGTGTACGCAGCCCTCGAAGAAGCGAAAGCGGCATGGGATGCCGTGCTCGCCGAGCACAAGACCACGACAACGGAGACGGTCAAGGGCCGCCTCTCAACGAAATACGCGAAGGAGAAGGCAGCATGAGCGGCGAACTCGCTTTACTCCCTACCAGCGGAGACCAATCCACGTGGAACGATTCCGAGCGCGCACTCGTGGAAGCGGCCGGGCTCGTGCAGGTCGAACGGAACGGCAACAAGACATTTGCTGACCGGCCCACCGTCGAGGCGTTCCTGTCGCAGTGCCGACGCACGGGCCTCGACCCGATCGCGCGGCAAATCTACTGTCTGCCGCGCAAGAGCCGAGGCGGCACGAAGTGGACGATCCAGGTCTCGATCGACGGCGCGCGACTCGTCGCTGAGCGCTCGGGCCGCTACGAGGGCCAGACTGCGACGCAGTGGACGGCTGACGGCGTGACGTGGGCTGATGTGTGGCTCGGCAGTGAACCCCCGGCGGCGGCCCGTGTTGGCGTGTACAAGGCAGGGTTCCGCGAAGCGCTGTACGCGGTCGCTCGATGGGATTCGTACGTGCAGATGGAGCCGGTGTGGGAGAACGGTCAGAAGTCGGGCGAGCGGGTCGCGTCGATGTGGCGGAAGATGCCCGACCTGATGCTCGGGAAAGTCGCAGAAATGCTTGCCCTGCGCAAGGCATTCCCGCAAGACCTGTCTGGCCTGTACTCAACCGAGGAGATGCAGCAAGCCGCGAACCCTGAGCCTGCCAAACAGCAGCCGATCGCGAAGCCGGAGCCGAAAACGGCGTCGGTCGACTGGGCTAGCGCAGCGGCAGCCTGTGGCACCGTCGAGCGCCTCCGCGAAGTGTGGGCAGAAGCACAGTCGAAGGGCGAACTCGCGGTGGAGATTGACGGGCACACGGTGCAGTCGATCTTGAAGGCTCGTGCATCGGCGCTCGCTCGTGAACCGGAGGCTGACCCGGACACGGGCGAGGTCATCGAGGGCGAGGTGATCGAGGAATGACCGCGCAGCAGAAACTCAACGACGTGCTGACGCGCTGGGACACGGCGGCTGAAGCGTTCGCGAACGCGGCACGCGATGCCGCGAGGTCGAAGGTGGCGTGGGAGAAGCACGCTGCTGTCGAGCGTGTGCGCCGGAAGGCGGAGGCCGCGAAAGCGGGCGTGAAGCTGACGGTGCAGGACTTGAACGCCGCGATCCTCGCTGACGACGAGCAGGGCCTGTACGGGGCTGCGGAGATCAACGAGGCACTCGTTACGGGCCTGCGGAAGCGGCTGGACGTGTTCGCCGCGCAGTCGGATGCGCTCCGGTCAGAGATCGCGTCCGACCGGCAGCGGGAACGGGCCTGGATGCAATCACCATCAGTCCCGGAGGTCAGGTAATGGCGATCCCGCAGAAGGTCAGGGACATCGTGCTTGAGCGTGACGGCTGGACTTGCGTCCTAAGCCTGCCTGGCTGCCAGCGGCAAGCGCAGTATTGCGATCACCGCGCGAATCGAGGCATGGGCGGGTCGAAGGCGCTGGACGTGCCGTCGAATCTCGTCGCGACGTGCGGGCCGTGCAACGGCCGTAAAGAGGACGCGCATGGAGGGCTCCGCGTGGAGTTGATGCGCCGCGGTATCCGCCTCCGCAATGGCACCTGGCCGGCAGACACGATCGAGCTCGCGGAACGCACGCCGGTCGGGTACCCGGACGGCACGTACTGGCTGCTCGATCGGGCCGGTGGCCGCTCCCTCGTGGAGTCGGCACCGAACGTCGACGATCACGAATAGGAGGTGTGGCGTGCGTATCCGAAGCATTAAGCCGGAGTTCTGGCGGTCGTCGGATGTGTCGTCGCTGGAGATCGAAGATCGGCTGTTGTTCATCGGCCTTTGGTCGTACGTCGATGACAACGGCGTCGGGCTCGACAAGCTCGCAGCGATCGCGGCTGATCTGTTCGCTGACGACATCGCGGCGGATGCTAGCGGGACATTCGCGAGAGTGTCGCGAGGGCTCGCGAGGCTTTCCGAATCAGGTCGCATCATTCGCTACAGGGTCGAGAACGTCGACTATCTGGAGATCGTCAACTGGACGAAGCATCAGCGCATCGACAAGCCCGGAAAGCCTCGATACCCGCGTCATGACGCGGCAGACGCCAGCATTCGCGAGAGTGTCGAGAATGCTCGCGAGAGTGTCGCGCCTGGAACAGGGGAACAGGGGAACAGGGGAACAGGGGAACAGAGGAACAGAGGAACAGATTCAACGTCGGAGATCGCTGACGCGATCCGACCCGACGTGAAATATCTCCTCGATCTGCTCGACGATGAGATCGTCGCCAACGGCGGCAAGCCCTCGGGCTCGACGAAACGCAACCAGGACGCCATGCGGCTACTCCTCTATCGCGATGGCAAGACCGTTGAGCAAGTAGAGGCCTGCATCCGCTGGTGCCAGGCAGACGAGTTCTGGCGATCCAACATCCTCTCCGCGTCGAAGCTGCGCGAGAAATACCAGCAGTTGCAGTTGCAGGCGCAACGCAAGAGCACGCATCGGCTGACGCCGACCGAGCGCGCGCAACAAACGATGCAGATTGGTCGGCAGCCGTTGGCGACCGATCTTGATTTGAAGGAGATCGCATGAACCTGCAAGAGACGGCGCAGGTGCTCGCGAAGATTCAGCTCGGCGATAACCGGCAGGTGGACGAACTCACCGTCATGGAGTGGCACGACTCGATCGGGCATCTGGCCATGCATGAAGCGATCGAAGCCGTGCGTATGCATCGGCGTGAATCGCTCGACTACCTGATGCCAGCGCACGTGATCGCGAATGTGCATCGAGTGCGTGACCGGATCGCGGCCGAGTCCCGGAAAGACCTGCAGGTGGAATCGCGGCGGCAAGACCTCGAGCTGCGGGCACGGCAGCGATCTCGCGAGGACGTGTGGCGCGACATGCTCGCGGACCCGCACGAGTCGGAGCGCACGAAGGCGTGGATCAGGGAGCAACTCCAATGATCGAGATCCCGCGGTCGACGCCGCAGGGCCGTAACGGGTCGTGGTCTGTGCAGGTCGACGTACTCGCCCGCCACCTGAACGTGGTTCCCAGGTTGCCGATTGAGCAGGCGGCCCGCCGGTATCCCGGCATCCCGATGGAAGTTCTTGAACACATTTATGCCGAACGGAAGCGTCGGCGACAGATTTTGAAGGAGGCCAACTAATGGCGAATGAAACACAGATCACGGTCGTTGGGAATCTGACGGCTGACCCGGAGTTGCGGTACACGCAGGCTGGTGACGCGGTCGCAAATTTCACGATCGCGTCGACGCCGCGCAAGTTCAACAAGCAGACGAACCAGTTCGAGGAGGGTGAGGCATTGTTCCTCCGTTGCTCGGTGTGGCGTGGCTCCGCCGAGCATGTGGCGTCGTCGTTGTCGAAGGGGATGCGTGTGATTGCGCAGGGCGACCTGGTGCAGCGCTCGTATGAGACCAAAGAGGGCGAGAAGCGCACCTCGGTCGAACTGCAGGTTACCGAGATCGGGCCGTCGCTGCGGTACGCGACAGCGCAGGTTACGCGCCAGCAGCTGCAGGGCGGGGTGCAGGGTGGCGCTAATGACGGTTGGGCTACTGGCGGTTGGCAGCGCGTTTCTCGCCCGTCTGGAGGGCAGCAGGGCGCTCCCGTACAGGGGCAGCAGTCGTGGGACGAGGAGCCCCCGTTTTGAGTGAGAACGCAAACGACAGCAAAGAATCGCGTGTGATCGCCATGGAGCAGCTCGTGACGGCCCTCGCGCTCGGTGCCGGCCATGACCTCGACGACCTCCGAGCAGACGGGATGATCTCGTGAGCGCGAATGGTGGCCTCTACGCCCCGCCGACGCGCGCGAGGGAGCCGCGCACGAAACCGTGTTGCACGGCCTGCCAGCGCGGCACGAAAGCGTTGCCTGGCGGGTGTGGACGACCGGCCTGCAAATGCCACAGAAAGGACGACAAACATGACTAGGCCACTACTGCTCGACCTGTTCTGTTGCGAGGGCGGAGCTGCGAAGGGGTACGCGGATGCGGGGTTCGACGTCGTCGGCGTCGACATCCAACCGCAGCCCCGCTACCCGTTCGAACACGTCGTCGCAGATGCGATCGAACTGCTCGAACGGCTGCTGGAAGGCGGCGAAGTCGCGGGGCACACGCTCAAGGATCTCGCCGCCATCCATGCGAGCCCACCATGCCAGGCGTACAGCGTCACCAGGCACTCGCACGACAAAGACCACCCTGAGCTGATCGAACCAACACGCGGGCTGCTGCAGGCGACCGGCCTGCCGTACGTCATCGAGAACGTCGAAGGTGCACGCGATCGGATGGTCGAACCAATGTTGCTGTGCGGTTCGATGTTCGGCCTGAAAGCGTTCGACGTCGACGGGACGCGGCTCGCATTACGCCGGCATCGACTGTTCGAGTCGAACGTGTGGTTGATGTCGGCTGGCGGCTGTGTCCACGACGGCGACCAGGTGGCGGGCGTCTACGGCGGGGGCCGGCATCGGAATGTGTCCGACAGGGATAACCCTGCGCGCCGTGGTGGCTATACGCCGCTCGGGAAGGTTCGTGCCGAGCTCATGGGCATGGGCTGGGCGTCGCAGCATGGTCTCTCGCAAGCTATCCCGCCGGCGTATACGGAACACATTGGCGGGCAGTTGCTCGCGCACATTCAGGAACGGAGGGCCGCGTGATGGATGCGGACGACAGAAACGACCAGAAGTGGATCGATGACCTGATCCGCGCCGAACGGTACGAGGCAGGACGACGGCAGTACGAGCACGACCTCGGCAGCATCGCCGGGGCACCCGCATGGGAAGACCTCGACGCCAACTGGCAGATCTTGTTCGAGAGGAAGGCGACCCGTGATCTACGAACAACAACTACGGAAGGACACCGAAGTGAGCGAGGCACCGATTAGCAACTACCGGCTTGAGCGGCTGCTGGACGCCGAGAACTTTGCAGAGTTCGTGGGCGAGCAGCTGCGCGACTACGACGACGGCGAGGGCGATATGGCGCATGACGTGCTCGCCGTCATCCAGACCGAGTACCTGAAGTTCTGGGTCATCCCGGAAGGAGACGACAAGTGAGCGAGATTCTGTTTGACAACGGCCTGACCTATGTCTCGGAGCACGACGGCGAACTGTGGTTCTGTGGACGCCTCGCGAGCCGGGATGATCTCGACGGGCTGCGGTCCTGGTTCCAGGCTGAACGCGACGAGCAGCTTGGCTGGTGGCGGGCATCGCCGGGATTCGTGGTGAAGCCCCGTGCTGGTGACAACGTGATTGGGTCACGTTCTGTGAACGTGCTGAACGAACTCCTCGGCATCACCAAGCCAGTATGGGAGGTCGAGGAGAGCCGGAGCGAGTACGGGATCGCGGCGCGCGCGTACTTCGAGGCACACCCAGTACCAGAGCCGAAGTCGTGGCTGGAGGCGAAGCCGGGGGAGGTATGGATGCTCTCGCTCGCTGGCAAGCCAGAACCGTACCTAGTAAACGATGATCCGCGGTTTGTAGACGGCATGGGTGACGCTTACGACCTAGACTACCACCGCATCACCGCGGGCTATCGTATCTATCCGGCGCAGGACGGAGACAACGATGAGTGATTACGAACACAAGGGCGTCAGAGGGACAACCGGAGGTAAGCGTGTTGCGCTTGCGTGGACGCCATGGATGGACGATTGGTTCGTCGCCTATTCTCCTCGCAATGGGCACGACGTGCCCGCTGAGGGGCCGTGGGCACATTGGGTCGATCTTGCGCTGTCGATTCTTCAACATCCGCTCACGGGGCACGTGCGGCCAGAGGTGCGTGCCGCGGTCGCTGACTTCGAGGTATTCAACTTCTACGACGAGACAAACGCGGATTTGACGACCAAGCAGATCGAGCAGGAGATAGGAAGCCCGGGCGATGAGTAGCAAGATCAGTGACGAACGGCTCGCGGCAGTGTTCGGGGGTGATCAGGCGTGAGTACCGGAACTATCCCGATCATCATGTGCGACGACGAATGGTGCGACGCATCGGAAACTGACCACTACGAGATGGGCGCGACCTCTGTGGGCGGCGTCCGAGTTACGCGCTCACGTCCAGCTCCCGGCTGGTATCGAGACGGGTCGTTCGACTACTGCGACCGGCATTCGGCAGCGTTCGGGGGTGAGCAGGCGTGAGTGACACAACGTTGGATGATTTTCGCGATTCGTGGGCGTGTGAGCACGTCCGGGCAGAAATAACCCCAGATGAGCGACGAGAAGAGTTCGACCGCATGATCGCTCAAGTGCGAGCAGAGGCGCTGCGGGAGGCCGCGGATGCTTTCGAGGGCGGCGCGATCAACGTCGAGGTCTTTCGCGGCGGCCTGGAAATCGTGTACTGGCGGGCGGCGAACAAGACGCGCAGGAGTATCGTGTCGTCACTCCGTGCCCGTGATGCAGCAGCTCGGATTCGGGGTGAGTTGTCGTGACTCGGGCGAGAGCAGGCGGTACTGGCGTCGAGGCGCTGGAAGCCGAGGTTGCGCGGCTGCGTGATGTGCTGACTGGCATCAAGGAGCGCGATGCCGAAGTGGGCGAGGACGAGAGCTGGTGGATCGGCGGAGCTTGGGGCGAATACGGCGAGGCTGTCGTGCCGCTGCGCATCCTCTCGTACGTGATCGACGGGAACATCGATGAGAAGGTCGCGAGCATCGACCCTGGATTCGCCCTAACCTACGCAGAGCAGGTTGCACGGGCTGATGCGGATGAGGCGAAGCTGGCACGCATCCGCGACGCGATGGACGCAGCCGCAGAGAAGCAAGCTCGGAACCGGGAACGGCTGAACAGCGGCATGAGTCTGCTCGAACCAGTTGACCTCATGGCCGACCTCCACGCAATCCTGGACGGAGACAACACATGAAGACGAAGCTCGTGTGGCGTGACGACGTGCACCCTCGAATCGGCGCACTCTGCCGGTGGAAAGACCTCAAATCTCACGTCTGGGAGTACGGGTACAAAGTGCCGGCGGACGGACACGGATGTGTGTGGACGTTCGCGCATGAGGCGGGCGGCACGCCCGTGTGCTGGATGTGGGCGCGCCCAAACATCCTCGAAGTCGCCGTCGTAGAGATGCAGCGCGCAATCCTGGACGGAGACAACAGTGCTGACGATTCGTGATCTACCGGGCATCATCGAGCGTGCGATTCCGATGCCGCCTCACGCGACGATCGGACAGGGGGCAGCTGTCGAACGTTTGCGTGCCGTGACCGAGGCGCAGGTTCGTGAGGTTATCGAGGCCGAGCGTGCTGAGGCGCTACAGGAGGCTCGGGACGAGATCAACCGCACTCGGAATCTGCCGTCCCTGATGACGCTGGCGGACAAGTTCGGTTGCTACTACCTAGGTCTGCGGGCCGGTCTGGAAATGGCTGAGGGCATCGTCTCTCGGATCGAGCGAGATGAGTGAGTCGATGCGTGACCTGATTCGTGACGAGTTGGCGGGGTGGCCCATCGGTAGTGGCTACTACGCGACGGCTGTCAGCGTCGAGGATGCCCGAGAAATGGCTGACGCGGTGCTGGCTGTGCTCGCTGACCCGCCCGCATATCTCGCGCTCGACCTCTGGATGGCGCTCGGGCTCTCCCCGCGCGACTTCGATGCCTACCTCGAACGTAACGGCTGGGCCGACACATGGGCCAACCTGCTCGACGGGGTTCGCCGCAAGTCCGGTCGTCGGGGCTGCTCGAAGCACACCGAGACGCCTCGTGAGCGGTGTGTCTTGATTGCAGGCCATGTTGGCCCGTGCATGGGTGCGAGCGATGTGGGCAGCTCGGAGCGGCTCCCAGGTGCGGCGTTCGAAGGTGAGCAGGCATGAGTGAGCACATCGTTCACATCACCCGCGACGACGCATTTCTGTCCCGGCTTGCTGAGTATCGAGAGCCGGACGAACAGGATCGCGAGGATGCCTGGCAGGAGCACATCGAATGCACTGTGCCCGATGGGTGTGGTGGCTGGCAGGGGTGCCGAGAGCCGCACGAGGTTGACGGCGTGAGCGCAGATGACGGCCCGTACGACTGCGAGGAGGGCGTGCCCTGGGAGGACTACGACGAGTTCGAGTTCCACGGTGTCTCGCATGAGTGGCGGTGGGGGTACGGCTGGACTGTTGAGTTCCACGGTTGCCCGCTCGCGATCACTGAGGTCGAGTTACCTGACGGCATCGACACGACTCGCGACGGCAAGTGGCGGGTCGAAGACGACTGGGACGGCACGGACTGCTACCTGGTTCTGATCGGAGAGGACAAGCCATGAGTGAGTACAAGCCAAGTCTGGAAGAGAAGCGCTCTGGGGCGAAAGCTATCGAGGCGGCGCTGAACCAGTGCGGCATCAGTGTGATCTACGCGCTCGCGGGGCCAAGTGAGCTTTTCGATGTGGCATCCGTCTTGCTGAAGTCTCAGTGGATTGCTGACCATGACGCCAAGGTGCGTGCTGAGGCGCTGCGGGAGGCCGCAGCTGGATTGCCTGAGGCTGCGGGGACGAATTGTGGGGCCTCGTGCCATGAAGCGGATCGGATCTCACTCCGTGACCGTGCTGACCGGATCGAGCGGGGTGAGCAGGCATGATCTGGCATCGACTTCGGGGGCATCTGGTCGAGCCGTTCAGGGTCATCACGTCGGGGGCCGCCGTGGCGTTGGCAGTGCTCGTGCGGCCATGTGTTCGGGAGGCCGTCGCGACTCGGGCGAGAGCAGGCGTCTACCACGGTGTAGAGGGGTTCGGGCATAGATCGCGGGCGTACGTAGGGAAAGACTCGAGCGGGCTATGGAAAGCAGCTAGACGGGGGCAGTTCGTAGCAGACGAGGTGTTCTCCTCGTGGGCTGAGGCACTGGCGTACGCGCTAGGGAAGGACGAGACAGATGACCGAGAAACTGAGTGACGAACGCCTCGCGGAGTTGCGCGACATTGCTGGTGCTGCGATGCCTGGCAAGTGGGTCGGCGTTACGGACGATAGCCGTTGCGAGGAACGTGTGATGCGGGTGGCTGACCTCTCTATGACGGTGGCTTGGGCGGGCGAGATTGAGGATGAGTGGTCGGCTTTTAACGCTGACCATATCGCCGCGTTCGACCCGCCGACCGTGCTCGCACTGCTGGACGAGCTTGCCGAGTATCGGGCACGCGAGGCCGAGACCGCTGCACGGCGGCGTATCGAGCAGGGAGGCGAGCAATGAGGTTGCGCATCGAACTGACAATCGAGACCGGGCAGCCCGACGAGAGCAGGGAGACGGACGTGTACACGGCCGCGGAACTCGCAGTACCGATGGAACATCCCACGGCCATGAACCCGCTCGGGTTCCGCAGAGAGGACGACGAATGAGCGAGGTTGATTACCGGCAGATCATTCGCGAGCTACCCGAGCTCGCGGCGCAGTTGGCCGGCGCGATCATTCCGTCGACCGTGCCGCCGGACGGAATGCCGAGAGGTACGGAGAAGGGCGACGCGGCCCGCACGTCCGCTATCGACGACCTCGACAAACTCATGAGCGAGTTGGCGCAGAGCGTGAGGTTCTGGCAGCACGCCTTCAGTGACGGCATCGACCTCCCAATCATCCCCGAGCAAGTCGAGCACATCACCGGCAGACAGACCGCCGCCGTCGTGTCGGACGACCCGATGAGAGCTGCAGCAGACGCGCACGTCATCACGGCATGGCTACTGCAGGCATGGGACGACGTAGAAGGCCACCCGCTGCATGACTGGTGGTGCGAATCCCTAGACGACTGGATCGTGCCCATGGTGCGCAGGCTCGAGGTGCGCAAGATCAGGCAGCGCCCGAGACGGTGCGTGAACTGCTCCGCGCTGGACGTGTGGGCCGACCTCGAGCACACCAGCGCCCTCTGCGCAGCCTGCGGTGAAGTCATGCGCGCCGAAGTATGGCTCCCCGTACCGCAAGTCGCGAAACAACTCGGCGTCGCACCATCCACAGTCCGAGGCTGGCTCACCACCACCAACCAAATCAACGTCAGAGGGGAAGGACGGACGAGGGAACTCGAACTCAGTTCATGCCGACACGAAATGGAATTACGTCTCGCACGAGAACTCGCAGGAATCGCAACCCCTCAACGCTCCCATAGTGTAGGATGACCATAGGTCAGCAGTGCGCATTAGCCGCACTCCGACGTTAGCCCCAGCCATAACAGGTTGGGGCTAACGTCGTTTCCAGACTTGGCAGGCATCAGGGTGGAACCCGATGGTCGAAGCCACAGGGATAGCGCACCGTGGCCAAGAAACGCGCACAACCAAACACGACGGCCCTGGCCGGGAGGCACGCATATCCCGGCAACACGTGGCTCGCCGCTGGGCGGTAACCGGCCTCCAAACCCGGGACGCGAGGTTCGATCCCTCGGAGCTACGCCCATACCACAGACCGCCGACCGATAAGGCAGGCAGGAGAACATCATGAGTGTGGCACGCGCTCAACACGACGAAGCGATCAACGCCGCGCGCGACGGACTTAGCGTCCTGTGGGTACAAACCAACGCGACTAATGCCCTGCTCGGACTCGCTGAGCATTTTGGTGCCGAGCATGTGAGCTACGTCAACGGCCTGCAACACGCCGAGTTCAGCAACGGCGGACGAATCGATATCCTCCCCACAGCAACCTCAGTACGAGGACGCACAGCCGATCTCATCTACGTCGACACCAACGCGGTCATCGAAGACCGCGAAGCGCTCATGCCGTGCATCCAAACAACAGCAGGACAAATCCACCTCATCGGCGGACGCATCGCCTAACACCACAGACCGCCCTCGACTGGCCCCGACCAAACCCACGCAGGAAGCGCCGGGCGAGCCAGCGAGGGCACACCACGCACAGGAGGCACGGCATGACTCCCCTCGATCTTCTCCTGTGGGCACTCGCGGTCCTCGCAGTCGTGGTCACGGTCACGCTCAGCACGGTCATAATCTGGGCAACCATCAGCGCAATGCGGAGCAAGGGCAAACGCAATCCGACGCTGTTCAGTAGCAACTCGGACCAATGGTGAACCACCAATCTCCGGTATATTCGCAAGCATGAGCATGCCCAACGTTGTGCGCCGCAAGAGGCCCTGGTATCTCCGATGGTGGATCTGGCCGGTCTACCTCCTCGTGTTCCTGCTCCTCATGGCACTCTGGGGCAGCATGCTCCCAGACACCCCTGAGGCGGAACCCGAGCCGACGCCGACCGTCGATGATGTCGTAGAGCCGACGCCAACGGCTACAGCCACACCAACTCCGACGGCGACTCCTACCCCGACCCCGACACAAAAGCCAACACCGACGCCGAAGGCAACACCGAAGGCCGAGCCCGAGGAACGTACCGAAACCGTCGAAGGACTCACCCTCGACGACGCACGCCCCTACTGCCTCGACATGGCCGACACGTACGCCTACCCAGACAAGATTGACGTGCACTACGTCCTCGGCGTGAAAATCGAGGAGATCAACGACCACGACGTGCGATTCCTCTGGAAGGCTGACATCAAGTCGGCCGCCGGCGGCGAACTCTCGGGCGAGCTGCTCTGCGTCGTGTCGGGTAGCGCGGATGCGATGGTCATCGACACCATGGAGTTCCGCTAACCCCACCCCTCGCAAGACACCCCGGCATACAGCAACACGCCGGGGTGTCTCCCGTTTGACCCCCCCCACGCAACACAGGGGGGGTCAGCGCAACACAGGGGGGGGGCAGCGCAACACCGGGGGGCATCTCGAGCAGCCAGGCACCCACCAGCCCCACCCTCGGCCACACCCCACACAGTGGAGGGCCAACATGCACACAGGCCCAGCCAACGCCAACGGACACCGGCGCCGCCAACTCCGAGCCCGCGTCCTCGCCGAAGAAGATCACTGCGCACTCTGCGGCGAACCCGTCGACAAGACGCTCACCTTCAAGCTCGGCGAACATGGTCCACGCTGCGCATCACGCGACTGCAAAGGCTGCATCCCACATCCACGACGAGCAGAGGTAGACGAAGACCTTCCTCGCGTTCGTGGAGGCTCAGCGCTCGAGCGATCGAACACACGCTTGATGCATCGCGAATGCAATCGGTGGAAGGGCACCATGACCCTCGCCGAAGCCCTCGCGAAGCGCGCAGGCATCCAAGCGAAGCCACTCGCGCGACCGGTCACGCTCGTGCAGTGGTGACCGGCTGACGCGGGCAGCAGCGCCGCGACAGCAGCGGGGCAAGCTCGCGGGCCGGCGCTCGAACGCGCAGATACCACCAGGGGGTACCCCCTCCCCCGCCCCCGGCGAGGCTATCCCGGAGGCATAGTGCCTTTCTCTCTCCGAAGTTTTCCGCCACGGGGTTTTTTACCTTCGCAGTGGCCGCTGGCTTCGCTCCTGCGGGCTTCGTGGCTCGCTTCGCTCACTCGATGAGGGTCGCGAGGATATCGCGTCCCCGTTAGACGGTCGATATCTGGCCTGGCCTTGCTTCCGCATAACTACGCGGTTTAAGTGTGACATGCGCTAGAATTGGTGGCATGGGAGATCGGCAATGTGCAGCATGCGGCGCGCCAATCAACCTCGCGCGCGCCGACGCTCGGACATGCTCGGCGAAATGCCGAAAAAGAATGTCGAGAAAGCCTGCATATACCTCCGACCTAATCGGGCTCGACCGATGGGTGCGCTGGGCGCTCGTCGACGGTAAGAAGAAGCCACTCACCATCGATGGCTGGGCGGCGTCATCGACGAACGCTGACACCTGGAGCAGCTACCTCGAGGCGAAACGCTCGAGCATTGGAACTGGTCTTGGTTTCGTCCTCGCCGGCGATGGCATCGGCTGCTACGACCTCGACCACGTCATCGTCGACGGCGAGCTCATGCCGGCCGCGCAACGCTTCCTCGACCAGCACCCCGGCTGGCTCGTGGAGATCTCCCCGTCCGGTGAAGGCCTGCACGTTTGGGTCTACGCCGAAAGCCAGCCAGGCTGGCGCCGCGCCATCGACGGCATCAGCGTCGAGTTCTACACCCGAGGCCGGTACATGACGATGACGGGGGACCGATACCAGCAGTGACGAGGATGTGATTGGTGTGAAGTGCGCGACCTGCGGGCGACCGCTGAACACAACGGACCGCCGGCGCAAGTACTGCTCGCAGTCCTGCCGCGACTCCAAGGGATCGTCACGCCCTCACCTTCGTGCAGTCGACCCGGGCGAGGCCCCCGCCGGCCCGCCGAAGCCTCGACTTCTAGAAGTCGATGTCGCAGCCCGTGAAGGTACCGACCTCGAGCTACTCCTCGCGCTGCGCGACCGTGTCGCGAAAACGATCGCTGACCCGAACTGTCCCGCACGTGAGCTCGCCTCGCTCACGAAGCGACTCGAAGAGATCCGCAAGAGCATCTCGTCCGAGCGGCTTCGACTCAAAGAAGAACTGGCCGACGCGGAATTCGTCCCCGACGAGCCCTGGGATGAGGCCGCAATCTAGTTGTCAGGTGGTGGCGAATGACGAAAGTTGCTCGCCGCCTCTCCGAGGTCACGAAGCACCTCGTGCTTCCTGACGGTGTCGTCTCCTCCGGTTACCCGGCGGTCGCAGCGCAGTGCAAGCGCATGGGCGTCATCCACGACGACTGGCAGCAGGGCCTCGGCCGCGCGGTGTTCGCGAAGCGCAAGAACGGTCTCTACGCCGCCGGCATCACCGGCGTGACACTGTCGACCTGCCGTCAGGTCGGCAAGACGTTCACGTTCGGCACGATCATCTTCGCGCTGGCGATCCTCACACCTGGGACGCTCGTGCTATGGACCGCGCACCATACCGCCACGACCGACGAGACTTTCGAGGCGTTGAGCGCGCTCGCGCGCAAGCCGAAGATCGCGCCGTACGTCGAGCAAATCCGACGCGGCAACGGCGACCAGGTCATCCTGTTCAAGAATGGCTCCCGAATCATGTTCGGTGCCCGCGACCGAGGCTTCGGCCGTGGTATCCCTGGCGTCTCAGTCGTTGTCTTCGACGAGGCCCAGATCCTCTCACAATCCGCGGTGACCGACATGGTCCCCGCCGCGAACACGGTGAAGAACCCGCTCATTCTTTACATGGGCACGCCTCCCGATCCGAAGAATCCATCTGAGGTGTTCAAGGGCCGACGCAAGCGAGCTCTCGCTGCGAAGGCTGCGCGCGACGCCGGAGAGAAGATCGTCTACAACGGTCTCTACGTCGAGATCGGCGCGGACCACGGCGCCGATCTCGACGATCGCGCGCAGTGGCGAAAAGGCAACCCGTCCTACCCTGACCGAACTCCAGAAGAATCGATCATGCGCCTCCGTGAGCAGCTGGAGGACGAAGCCTCGTTCGCCCGCGATGGTCTCGGAATCTGGGACGAAGAGAACGCGGGAAGCCGCTGCATCCCCGCTCCGCGCTGGGCAGCGACCGGAGTCACCGAAGCCCCATCCGAGGGAGTGCGCTCGTTCGGCATCGTCTCGAACCTCGAAGGCACGCGAATCGCGATCTCCGGCGCACTCAAACACGACGGCGGTGTCCACCTTGAGCTCATCGAAGGATTCTCAGGTGACATCGAGGCCGGTATCCAGTCGCTCGCCCGCTGGCTAGCCGCTCGTTGGAAGGACACCGCGATGATCGCAATCAGCGGGCTCGCGATCGCAGCCCCGCTCGTGCAAGCGCTCACGGAGCATGGGGTGCCAATGCTGTTCATCCGCGTGCTCTCAGCGCCCGAGTACCTCGCATCCGGCTCGCTGCTCGAAGAAGCAATCAAAGCACGGACGATGACGCATCCGATTGCGCCGGCCGATAGTCCGCTCGAGCGTTCGGTCGCTGTGACCGACAAGAAGTTCCGCGGCAACAGCGGAGGCTGGGCGTGGCACGCGACCACCCCTGACGGCGACGAGACGCCAATCGAATCGCTCGCTGTCGCCCACTGGGCGGCGAAGAACACCCGCCGGGTACCTGGCCGGCAGAGCACCGGTCGAGGCCGAACGAAGGGAGGCGCACGTGGACGTCGACAACCTCAACGATGACGAGCGTCAAGCCTTCAACCGGCTCCTCGGCACGCTGAACCGCAAGCGGAACCGGAACCGGCTCAAGTCGAAGCTCTACGACGCGAAGAAGGATATCGACCACTTCGGGATCTCGATTCCGCCGCAGATGAAAGAATTTGCGACGGTCATCGGCTGGCCGGCGAAGGCTGTGGACACTCCCGCGCGGCGCATCCGACCGGATGGTTTCTCGCTGAACACGAGCTCGGGGCGTACGACGCCGGAGCTGTTCGAGGAAGTCCAGTCGACGCTTGCGACGCCGCGGGCAGCTGCGGTCGAGAAGCTCGCGATCCAGGCGAGCCTCAAGCACTCGTGCGCGTTCGTGTTCACGACGGGCTACACCGACGACACGGGTGAGTCCGCGCCAATGTACACGGCGGCTTCCGCGCTCGACGCTTCGGCGGTGGTCGATCCTCGCACCGGGGCGACGCTCTCCGCGCTCGAGGTAGTCGATGGCGGTTGGGTGCTCTACCTGCCAGGCAAGACGATCCGCGTCGAGCGTGACAAGCAGGGGCGGCCTCGCGCGGTCGACCGCACCGAGCGGAACCACAACCGCGTGACATGCACCGTCTACACATGGGGCCGCACCATCGATCGACCCTTCGGTCGCTCGCGCATCACTCGCCCACTCATCGGCCTCACCTACATGGGCGTGCGCGTCCTGCTGCGTCAGGAAGTCTCGGCCGAGTTCTTCAGCTCCCCGCAACGGTGGATGCTCGGTGCTCGCCCCGACGACTTCCAAGACGAGTCAGGGAAGATCCTCTCCGCGTGGGAAGCGATCACCGGCGGCTTCCTATCGATGCCCGACCTCCCCATCGGGGACGAGCAGGACGCGAAGCTGCGCCGCGTCGAAATCGGCCAGTTCCCGCAAATGTCGATGCAGCCCCACTCCGACCATCTGCGGACGGTCGCGATGATGGTGTCGGCTGAGACGTCGCTGCCGCTGAACTACCTCGGCATCGTGCAGGAGAACCCGCCCTCGGCGGACGCGATCCGCGCGTCGGAAGCCGACATGACACAGATCGTCGAGGACGAGCTCGATTGGTTCCGCGACTCACGCGTGAACCTCGCGAAGGACACCGCCGCGGTGCTCCACGAGGAATGGACACCCGAGATGGCGCGCGACCTCCGTGGTCTCCACGCCGACTTCCGGGACCCCTCGACTCCGACTAAGTCGGCCGAGGGTGACTGGGCGGTGAAGATCGTGACCGCGTTCCCGTGGCTCCAGGAGTCCGAGACGATGCTGCGCATCATCTTCTCTGCGAACACGGCGCGTGCACTCACGAACGAGCGGAAAAAGCAGACCGGCAGCAAGATGCTCGAGCAGCTGCGCGCGGCGCAGTCTCAGCGTGAGCTCACCGCCGCTTCGACAGGTAACAGCACCTCCGAGTCAGCGTCGGCATCAACCTCGACGGGCGAAGCAGCTGCGATCGAGGAGAAGTAGCGCATGGTCGACCGAGATGACATCAACCGTCTGACCTCGGAGACGCGCGCCGTCCTCGACGAAGCCCGCCGCGACCTCATGTCGCTCGCGGGGCAGTTCGACCTCGCCAACCCGGCGCAGGTGCGCGACGCGCTCCTCGAGCTCGTGCCGATGCTCGTCAACGAGTACGGTGAGCTCGCGGCCGTCGCAGCTGCAGAATGGTACGAGGACGTCCGTCCGGTCGGCGGTTTCACGACACAACTCGCTGACGTCGCCGATGAGGAGGCAGTGCGGGGGAGCGTGCAAGCCCTCGCCGGCGGACTGTGGGACGACGTCCCCTCGGACGCGATCGAGCAGATCAGCGCGTCGATGCAACGTCACATCAAGTATTCGTCGCGCGCGACGATTGCCCGTAACGTCGCCGCGGACCCGATGCGGCCACGTTACGGGCGCGTCCCGAAGGGCGCGAAGACGTGCGCGTGGTGCGAGATGCTCGCCTCGCGCGGCTTCGTCTACGTGACGGAGGAGACCGCGGGCATCATCGAGGACCACTACCACGACGAATGCGACTGCGAAATCGTCTGCTCGTGGGACGCCGACCAAGCGCACATCGCCGGGTACGACCCCGATGCGATGTACGACCGCTATCTCACGGCACGGCAGCAGCTCGAAGCCGAGGGAATGCCAGTCCACAGCGACGCCGACATCGCAGCGCGCATGCGGGAACTGTTCCCCGACCAATACACCGACGGCCACATTCACGAGGCCGCGTAGACCACCCACGCCAACCCGGCGCGGGATGACCGTTCACCCGAGCGCATCGGGGTCATAGCCGACGGGCTCTAAACGGATCGAAGGAGAGATCACACCATGACTGACACCCCGAAAGAGTTCACGCCTCCTGCCTCGCAGGAAGCGCTTGACGCCATCATCAACGGCGCCGTCGCTCGCACGCACAAGCAGTACGAGGGCTTCGACGACTACAAGGCCAAGGCCGAGCAGTTCGACGCCCTCGACCAGCAGGCGACGCCGGCGGACACACTTGAGCAGGCTCGCGAGGAAGGCCGTGCCGAAGGGCGCGCCGTGCTCGCACAAGAGCGCGTCATGACGGCGCTCAACACCGCACTCACTGGCCGCGCACTCTCAGCCAACGCGCTCCTCGACTTCGACCGCTCGCGGTTCGTCAAGGGCGACAGCGCTGATACCGACGCGATCACCGAGTGGGTCAACGCGAACTCAACCGAAGTGAAGACGACCACCGAGGTAGTCCCCTTCTCCGGGAACCGAAGCGGCAGCGAAAGCGGCGGCTCGGTGCAGTCAGGCCGTGATCGATTCCGCAACAAGCGAACCCCTCAGAACAAGGAGCAGTAATGCCTCGCATGCAGACCGAAAACTTCGGTGACGGCGACATGACTTGGCTCGGTTCGGCGCATGGCCTCCGCAATGCGCGCACCGAAGTCCTCGACGTGTCGGCGTTCACCGCTGCCACCCACTACCCCGACGGTTACATCAAGTCCGGCACGCCGGTCGCGATCGTCGACAACAAGGTCGTCCCGTACGACGCCGCTTCCGGAGCGGGCGCGGCGATCCTCGCTGGCTTCCTCCTCACCGACCAGCGCGTCGTGGGCACTGCCGACTTCGGCGTGCCCGTCATCGACCACGGACGTGTGAAGACCGCCAACCTGCCCGTCAGTGGCTTCACCGCGCCCGCCGCGGCGAACAACAAGACCACGATCGTCTTCGTCTAGAAAGGACTTGAACCATGGCACTTTGGACCGACCTCATCGAGCCGGCCGAGCTGACTGGCTATGTCCGCGAAGCGCTCGCCGACATCGAAGCTCGCAAGACGAGCCTCGCCCGGTTCCTCCCGAACCGCACCGTCCCGAACATCACCGTCCGATTCCGTCAGGGCCAGGCCGGTCTTGTCGCTGAGGCGAACTTCCGCGCGTACGACGCGGCCCCCGAGATCGGCAAGGGCCAGGGTGGCAAGCGTGTCACCCTCGAACTGCCCGCGATCGGTCACGAGGAGATCGTCTCCGAGTACGACCAGCTAATCACCCGCAACGCGGGCGACGACGCGATCCTCAACGAGGTGTTCGGCACCGCCGAGCGCGTCGCCCGGGCCGTGTCGGACCGCATCGAGCGCCTCCGCGGCGTCGTGCTGTCGACCGGCAAGGCGACGATCCCCGAGATCGGCGCGGACGACGACTTCGGTCGCTCGGCGAGCCACACCGCCACCGCCTCAACGCTGTGGACAAACACCGGTGCGTCGCGCCTCGCCGACCTCCAGGCATGGTCGGACATCTACGAGAACACGAACGGCATCACGCCGGGCACGATCCTCATGTCGCGCAAGGCATTCCGCCTCCTCGCCGCCGGCGACGAGTTCAAGACCAACCTTGTTGGTGGCGGCTCGCGTCCTGCGACCGCCGACGAGGTGAACGCGATCGTCGAGAGCGCGGGCCTGCCCACCATCGAGATCTACTCGCGCCGAACCGCGGCGGGTGCGGTTCTCAACGCCAACGAGCTGTTCCTCCTCCCGGAGGCCGTCGATGCGAACGCGGGCGAAGCCTCGCAGCTCGGCGCGACGTTCTGGGGCGAGACCCTCACCTCGCGCGACGAGAAGTTCAACCTCGAAGGCGACTACCCGGGCATTGTCGCTGGCGTGTACCGCGGTGAGAAGCCTCCGATGATCGCCGAGGTGGTCTCGGACGCGATCGCCCTGCCGGTACTCGCTAACGCGAACCTGTCGTTCAAGGCGACGGTCGCGGCGTAGTGACCCCGTGGCGGTGGTAGCGCTTGCTGCCGCCGCCACGTTGGCCGCTGAAAGGAAGCATCATGACTGACTACATTCGTCACGACCTCGACGGCGTCATTGTCGTCCACCAGTCGGTGACCGACCAGATGCTGCTCGCAGCTGGCGACGAGGTTCCCGAGGGTGTCACTGTGGATGCGGCGCACCTGGCGTCGCCTGCGGCCTCCGAATCTGCCACCCCTGATGAGGACGCGGATGAGTCGGGAGAAGCCGTAGACGAGGCTGCTGACGCTGCTACGGACGAGCCCGAGGCCAAGGAAGAAGCCTCCGCTGACTCCAGCCCGTTCGCTGCTGCTGCCGAGCCTGCTCCGAAGCCCGCTCGCTCGACGCGCACCCGCAAGTAGGCCACCATGGCCGACTCGCTTGCGACCATCCAGGACTACGAGCAGGGCGGCTTCAAGCGGCCGGCCGGCATCACTGAGGACGAACTCACGAACCGTCTCGCGCGTGCCTCGCGCACGCTGCGCGGCGAACTGCCGGAACTCGACCGGAACATCGAGGCGGGGATCGTCGACTCAGCCCTCGTGTCGGACGTCGTCTGCGAGATTGTGGAAGCGAGCTTCCCCGTCGATGGTGCGCCGGCCGGGCTCGAGTCGATGCAGATCGGCGCGGGCCCGTTCCAGGAGACGCACCGGTTCTCGAACCCTCGTGGCGACATGTACGTCACGGGGAAGCATAAGCGGCTCCTCACTCCGCAGCGCCGCCGGCGGGCGTTCACGGTCGTGCCGAAGATCGGCCAACTCTGATGTTCGATCGTTGGAAGGTTCCCGTGGTGCGGGTTCGTGACGGTGCGGCTGGGGAGGATGTGTTCGGGGAGTCGATCCCTGGCGCTCCGGTGGAAACACCGCTGCCGCCGGCGTTGTTCGCGCCGACGCCGACCGCGCTGCTCGCACATGCCGGTGTCGCGTCGACCTCGACGCAGCCGACCGTGTATTGGCCACGCGAGTGGCCTGACGTGCAGGCCGGCGACCGGCTCGTCGTGGCGGGGGAGGAGTGGACGGTCGATGGCCGTCCCGCTTCCTGGCCGCTCGGCCTCGTCGTCGAGCTCACCGGAGTGAAGGGGGTGAGTCGTGTCGGTTAAGTTCTACCCGAACAAGTCTGGGATGGAAGCGTTCCTGAAGTCTGAGGAGATGCAGCGGTACATCGAGGAAGTCGGGAACTACGTCGCGCACACCGCTGGTGAAGGCTATGGCGTGCAAGTGACGGTCGGGCCTGGCCCGAAGGGACGCGCTCGAGCCACCGTCATGGCTGAGACTGCGGAAGCAAAGATCAGCCAAGCCCGGAACCATGACCTTGAGCGTGCTGTCGGTGGAGGGTTCGGTGGTGGATAGTGAAGCCGCCGAACGTGAAAGCGCATCTCCTCGCGGTCCTGAAGTCGCACAGCATCGAAGCCGTCTCGAAGCGTGAGGACGCGACGACGTCGCGGTTCGCACTCATCACCGACACCGGCGGTCCAGGACGGTCCGACCGCATCGTGCAAACCGTGCAGGTCACTATCGGCTCGTACGGGTCGACGCTCGGTGTTGCTGCGGTTCTCGCGGCAGATATCGAAGCCATCATTCATTCCCTGCCCGCTGTGTCGTCGTCGCCAGTCGCGGCGGTTCCGTGGGCTACCAGCCCCTATGAGAGCACCGACCCTGACGTGCCTCGACTGTCGCGCTACGTCGCGACCTATCAACTCACTGTTATCTGCCGCTAGGAGGCAAAACATTATGGTTACCAATTCCATGAACGCGTTGATGTTCGGTTCGGACGACGACTCGGTCTTCCTCGCTGACTACACTTCGTCGCTCGCCGAGACGCTCGCTACGCTCGAGATTGACGACCCCATCCCCACCAGCATGGTTGACTGCGGATGGATCTCTGAGGATGGTCCGTCGCTCGACCTGTCTGACTCGGTCGAGCGCATCCGCGGTCACCAGGGCAACAAGGTCGTGAAGGAGTTCATGTCCGAGTCGGACACGAACCTCACCGCGAACCTGCTCGAGTCGAAGCTTGAAATTGTCAAGTGGAACCTTGACGCGAAGGTGACGAACAAGGGTGACTACACCGAGTACGATGCTCCCGCGTCGCGGCGTGTCCTCAACCTGTGCGCCGTCGTGGATGCGTTCGAGACCTCGGGCTCGGGGAAGCGCTGGCGCCTCATCCTCCCGCACGTCACCCTCGGTGAGCGGTCGAGCATTGCGCTGAAGGCGAAGGAACTCACCACGTACCAGTACTCGCTCGGTGTGCTGGATGGTTTCCGTCTGCTCACGAACACGCCGGCGATGCTCGCCACCGTCCTCCCGGTGGGCCCATAGCCCACACTGACCGCCCCTGCGATGCGACGCACTCTCCCGCATCGCAGGGGCTCACCATTCCCTCGGAGAGTGCACAATTTCTAGGAGAGTGCATTATGGCCACAACTAAGGAACGTGCCGCTGCTGCTGGCGCGAAGACCCCGAACGACCACGCCGTGAAGACTGAAGCCACGAGCTCCGACGTCACCGTCGAGGTGCGCGGGTTCAGCCTCACCTTCGACAAGAGCAACTTTGACGACAATGAGCTCCTCACCGAATTGGAGCATGGTAAGCCGAATGAAGCCATGCTGATCGTTACCGGCGATGACGTAGACCTCATTGAGAAGATTGAGGCTGAGCTGCGCAATGACCCTGAGAACCTCAATCCTCGCGGTCGGTTGAAGCGTTCTGCTGTCGTTCAGTTTGTCGCCGACGTGATGAAGGAGATCGGACTGGGAAAGTCCTAGTCCTCCGGCAGCTCCTACGGGAGTTTCCGGAGGAAATCGAGGCCGACCTCACATCCGAGTATGGGGTCGACCTTGGGGATGTGTACCGCGGCGGGCTGTCGTGGCGGCGCCTGTCGGTGCTCGTCACGCAGCTCCCGCCCGGCTCGCGACTCCAGCGGGCCAGGGGCGGTCCTGGCGCGTGGAGCGACGAAGTGTCAGCCATTCACCATGACGGCTACCTCACACGTACCGGCATCATGTCGGCGCTGGGTGTGAAGCAGTCGAAGCTGCCGAAGCCGGTCGAGCCGCCCGCTGAGGGTTGGAAGCTCGAGCAGATCGAGAAGCAGCGCCGTGCCGAGCTGAAAGCTGCGCGCTGGAAATCACGTCAGCACTAACCACAACCTCATAGGGGGCGTCCATGGCCAAGAACGGATTCGACTTCGGTAGCGCCTGGGTGCAGATCGTCCCCAGCCTTGACGGTGCGAGCCGTCAGATTCAGCGCGAGCTCATGGGCGTAGACACGTCGAAGGCTGGCGCGAAGATGGGCGAGGAGCTGTCCTCGTCGATGGTGAAGGCGCTCGATCTCAAGGCTGTGGGCGCCAAGCTGTCCAACCTCGGCGGCAATATTGCCGGGGTTGGGCAGCAGCTCACGAACAACATCACGAAGCCGGCCGCGGTCGCGGCGGCCGCGGTAGGTGGTATCACCGCCGCCCTCGGGTTCAAGCGCCTCGTCGGCATCGACACTGCCCGCGGCCAGTTCCAGGGCCTCGGGTACGACGCCGAGAAGGTGATGGAGCAGGTCGACAAGGGCGTCTCGAACACGTCGCTGTCGATGGCGCAGGGCGCCTCTGCCGCGGTCGGGATCCTCGCGACCGGATCGGTGCCGCTCGAAGACCTCGAAGAGCAGATCAAGCGTGTCGCGAACGTGTCTGCCGCCTACAACATTGATGCCGAGCAGTCCGCGTACCTGCTGAACAACGTTCTGACGAAGAACAAGGTTGAGTGGGGCGACCTGTCGCAGATGCAGCAGAACGGCATCCCGATCGTCACTGCTCTCGCTGACCAGTATGGTGTCGCTGGCGACCAGATCATGAAGATGGCGCAGAACGGCGAGATCTCTATCGAGGACTTGAACGCGGCCCTCGACTCGAAGGCTGGCGCCGCGGCTGAAGCCTACGCGGGCACCTGGGCTGGTATCACCGCGAACATCACGTCGAACATTGGCAAGATCGGCGCGAAGCTGATGGAGCCGTCATTCGACATCATGAAGGAGCAGGCGGCAAACCTGCTGAACCTGCTGAAGTCGCCCGAGTTCAGCGAGTGGGCGACGAACATGGGTATCGCCGCTGGTGGGGTGCTCGAGCAGGCGATCGGCATTGTCTCTGACCTGACGACGCGGTTCCAGAACCTATCCCCGACGGCGCAGAAGATGATTGGCATCTTTCTCGGCGTGGCGGCTGCCGCCGGGCCCGTGCTTGTCGTGATCGGCAAAATCGTTGGTGTTGCCGGCGCGGTGGTGTCTGCGCTGGCGCCCGTGGTGGCTGCGTTTGGTGCGCTGGGAGGGGGCGCGGCGGCGATCGCTGCCCTGACTGGGCCGGCGTCGACGCTGGCGAAGGTGTTCCAGTTCGCGCTTGGCCCGATTGGTATCGCGATTGGTCTCATCACGTCGCTCATTGCGGCGAGCCCTGAGCTCCGCGAAACCATTGGCGTGGTCTTGACGGAGATAGGTGGTGCGCTCGGGACCCTGTTTGAGCAGCTCGCCCCTGTGATTGAGCAGCTGTTCGCGGCGCTCGGCCCGATCTTCGGGCAGCTCGCGGGCCTGTTCACGCAGGTCGGTACGGCGCTCGCACCGCTCGTCGCGACCCTCGGCACCGTCCTCACCCCGATCATCGGACTGCTCGGCACTGTGCTGGAGCCGGTCGTGGGGCTGCTCGCCGCGATTCTTGAGCCGGTGAGTTTGCTCATCGGTCTCGTGCTGCAGCTCATCACGCCATTCATTGATCTTGCTGCGGCGATCCTGCAGGTCGGTCTCGAATGGTTGGCGACGCTCATCACGACGGTCGTGGTCCCTGCTGTGCAGTGGCTCGCCGACATTCTCGGTGTCGCGATCGAGTGGTTCTCGTCGCTGTTCAATTCTTCGAGCGAGACGAGCCAGGGCCTCCAGTCTGCGTGGGAGGGCGTCACCGGGTTCTTCCAGGGAGTGTGGGATGGTGTCGCCGCCGTGTTCACGTGGATTTGGGAATCTGTCCTCCAGCCGATCGTGCAGGCCATCGCGGCCGCGGTTGACTTCTGGATCGTGCAGCCCTTCACCGCGATGTGGAACGTCATCTCGTTCGTGTGGGAGGCCGTTTCGACGGCGACGCAAATCATGTGGGCGGCGGTGAGCCTCATCTTCCAGGCGATCGTCACCTGGGTGCAAAACGCCCTTGGGCCGGTCTTCACTTGGCTCTACAACAACATCATCAAGCCGGTCTGGGACGGCATATCCGGGTTCATCGGTTCGGCCTGGTCCACGATCTCGGGCATCTTCACCTCGATCAAGACGTCGATCGAGAACACGCTCGGGCCGGTCTTCAACTGGCTCTACAACAACATCATCAAGCCGGTGTGGGACAACATCAAGGGCGCAATCGACGTCGTCTGGCGCTGGTTCGACAACACGCTCGTCCCCGGCTTCCAGTCAGCGACGGGCTGGATCGGTGACGCATTCGAGGGCCTGAAAAAGACGATCGATGAAGTCTGGAAGGGCATCAAGAAAGCGGCTGTCGCGCCGATCAACTTCGTCATCAACACCGTCTACAACGACGGCATCAAGGCCCTCTTTGATGCCATCGCGGAAGGTGTCGGTCTCGACATTCGCATGCCGAAGGGTGAGCCGATCAAGCTCGCTACGGGTGGTGTGCTGCCTGGCTACACGCCGGGCCGTGACGTGCACAAATTTTCGTCGCCGACCGGCGGCCAGCTGTGGCTTTCCGGCGGTGAGGGCATCATTCGCCCGGATGCGCTGCGCGCACTCGGCGGCAAGGCATGGCTCGACCGTATCAACGGGGCGAAGTCCCGCGCCGGCGAAATTCACTTCGCTGACGGTGGCATATTCGACTGGGTCGGCGACGCTTGGAACAATGTGACGAGCTTCGTGGGTGACGTGGTCGATAACATCGGCGCAGTAATTTCGGACCCGCTCGGCGCGATCGATCGAATCATCATGGAACCTGTCCGTAACTGGATTGCGGGTATCGGTGGCGGCTTCCTCGGTGAGGCGATCGGCGGATGGCCGATCGACATGGTGAAGAAGCTCGGTACCTGGTTCCGGGAAAAGGTCGACAGCATGTTCTCCTCGGGGTCTGAGGGCGGCGGCTACGATGCGGTCCCAGGCCCCGATGGTGGCATCACCTATCAGGGCTTCCACGGTGGCCTGGCGATGAAGCGACTCATCCCGGTCATGAAGAAGTACGGGCTCAACGTCACCTCGACGTGGGACACCCCGGCACGGAACGCGGCGCTCGGTCGACGCAAGAACACCTACCACGCCGACTGGGCGAACCCCGCCGTCGACATGGCGGGTTCGCAGTCGAGCATGTTCGCGGCGGCAAACGAGATCCGCAACATGGGCGGATGGCGTCAGATCCTCTGGCAGGTCGCGGGCCACTACGACCACATTCACGTCGCGAAGGACGGTGGCGTGTTTGGGGATCTTCCGCGCCTGTACGACGACGGTGGCTGGCTGCAGCCGGGGCTCACGCTCGCGTATAACGCGACGGGCGCGCCGGAGCCGGTGCTCACGTCGGAGCAGTGGAAGTCGATGCGTGAAGGCGGGAACGGTGTCGTGATCAACCAGACGAACTACATGCCGACGTCGGATCCGAATGTGATCGGCGATCGGCTCGCGGCGAAGGTTCCGCGGCGACTCGTGGGGGTGCGATAAATGCTGTGGCTCGATGACATTGAGATCGGCTTCGAGCATCCCTCCGCCGGCGGGCTCATCGTCGAAGGTGGCGGCGGCTTGGATGGCTGGTATGACCTCCCTGGGGTGAAGACGAAGCTGTCGGAGCGTGAAGGCGCGGACGGTGCGCATGCGGTGCAGGGTCGAGACCTCGTGTACTCGGCCCGCACCGTGACCGCGTCGATCGCGTACCTCGGCGAAACTCGCGACTTCGCGGTGCGGGACGTGTACGAGCGCATCAACGCGCTCAATCGCCGCATCGTTTCGGTCCGGGTTCGAGACGTCGATGACACCTTCGTGACCGGCTATGTCGAGACCTCGTTCGGCCCGAAGTGGCAGACGTCGGGAATCTTCGACATCACCGTCACGGCGGCAGACCCTGTCCGGTATGCGTGGGATGAGCAGACGGCGATCCTCACCGCGAGTGCTCGTGTTGGCGCGCTCGACTATGTGATCGAGTATCCGATCGATTATGGCGACGATGTGTCATCCGCGTCCCCGTCTGGGTCAGTGTCGAACACTGGCAATGTGGCGACGGGGCCGGTCATCACCGTCGAGGGTTCTTACCCGCGCGGGTTCACGCTCCTCGGGGCCGGGGGGCGCGCGATCATCTACCCGCAGCCGGTGTTCCTCGGGACTCCCGTCGTCATTGATTGCGTGCGTCGTGTGGCGATCTGCAACGGCGTGAATGTGTCCCGCAACCTCACTCGTCGGGAGTGGTTCACGCTGCCACCTGGCGGCTCCACCACCGTCACGCTCGTCGCTGGCGAGGACGTGGCAGGAGGCACGGCATGGGCGACCCTCTCGGCACGCTCAGCATGGATTTAGGAGATTCTCATGGTCACAGGTATTGGCGTCCCGGCAATTACGGGCACCGACGGCGCGAAGATTGGGCGTTCCGCGCTCGATGACCGCCTCATGGTGTACGCGGACTACACCTCGCTCGGCATTATCCGTGGCTGCAAGGTCTCGACCTCGAGCAGCGGCATGCGGTATTCGATTGGGCACGGCAACGCAAACATGAGCATCGCGGTCGCGTCGCGTTCGGCGGCTGATGGTGCGACGAAGTTCCCGATCGTCGCGCAGACGGTGAACACGACGGCTGCACCTGCGTCGGGTGCGCGCCTCGATGTGGTGTGGGCGCGGCAGAACCGCCCCGACCTTGGCGACGCGGACAACTCGGTTGCCGTGGGCGTCACTCAGGGTGCGGCGTCGGCGAACCCGGCCACCCCGACGCTCCCCGCTGGCGCCGTCGTGCTCGCCACCTACCGGGTACCCTCGGGCATCACGGCCACGTCGGGCGCGACGCTCGTCGAGGTTGGCCCGCAAGCCGTGCCGTACGGGGCAGCGCTCGGCGTTCTCGTGAGTAAAACGTATACGGCGAATCAGGTACAAATCAAGGACTCCGCACAGAGTTTGCTGTCGGCACGGTTTAAATTGACCGAGCCTCGGCTGCTGTGCTTCCAGCTCACATGCTCGGCGCGCGCGCTCGCTCCTATCCGCCCCGACAAGACCGAGGTAGCGATGCGCGTTCTTGTCGATGGGGTAGAGATCCGTGAGATGCGCTTCGCGTTGGATGCCGCACCGGGTACATTCCAGTACTCCGAATATCGAGTATTTGGTGCGGGCACGCACACCGTGGCCGTGAACGGCAACATGGCTAACGGTAACGGGCAGTGGATGTACGAGGCGGGCAAGTGGCCGGGGCAGATCATTTCGGTGATTGACCACGGCGTGAACGACGGCTAGGTGCGCGCGTGTGGACTCTTGAACTCTTCCGCACCGTCGACGGCCTGCGGTATGGGGAGTTGCCGGCGGCGGGATTCTCGTGGTCGCGTGAGCTCCGCAAGGGCAGCCTCGATGCGCCACCGCAGGGCCTCGGCACAGAGCGCGCCTCCGGCCTTGAATGGTCGGTCGCGTCGCTCGAAGCGGCCGGCTGGATCGACCGGAACGAGTCGGGCTGGCAGGAGCGCCTCGTCGCACTCTTCATGCCGAAGAAGCATGGCGTCATAGCGCTCTACGACGGCATCCCGATCGCAGGCGGGCCAATCGCGGACACTGTGAGCTTCGAGGCCGACACGGTGGCGATCACCGTTGACGACTACGCGGCAGGTATTCTCTCGCGCCGCTTCGTGGTGCCGGAGACGTTCTCGCCGAAGAAGCAGGTGAAGGTCACCGGCAAGTCGATCGGCGGGCTCGCTGTCGAGGCGCTGCGGGTTGCGATGCGCAAGCCTGCAGGCGGGCTACCATTCGAGCTACCAGCCTCGGAGACGGGCACGCAGACGGCAGAATGGAAGGGATACGCGGTGGCGCAGCTGGCCGCCGAGGACGTTATCACCGACTTCGCCGATCTCGGCCCCGATATCGACTTCCGGCCGAAGGTGCTCGACGAGCAGCATTTCGTCTGGGAGGTCGTGCATGGCTCGGCCGATCAGCTCGAGCTGGGCCAGACGACGGTGCATGACTGGGAGCAGGGCTCCCCGGATGTAGTCTCGATCACCTCAACGCTCTCGACCGCGTACATCGCGCACCGCGTCTACGCCGTCGGCGGCGGGCAGGACGTAGCAACGCCGATTCAGCGGCGCGACGCCGAGGTTCCCGAGGGCTGGCCGCTGATCGAGCAAGTCATCTCCGACTCGACGATTTCGGCCGTTCCCGAGCAGGAGGTCTGGAAGAAAACGGCCGCTGAGGCGACCGCTGCCTACGACGCCGCGTACCAGGATGCGATCGCCAAGTCCGACGCCGCCGATACGAAGGCGGCGCAAGCCGAGGCGGCCGTCGCTGCGGCGAAGAAGGCGCTGGCGGACGCGAAAACTGCGGCGCAGAAGAAGGCCGCGAAGGCGAAGAAGGCCGCGGCCGACAAGGTGGCGAAGGCGGCTCGAGCAGCCAAGACCGCGGCACAGAAGGCCGAGACGGCGAAGAAGAAGCGGCTGGACGACAAACTCAAGGCGGCCGAAAAGGCGGCGGAAAAGACCGCCACCGATCAGCAGCGTATCTGGGCGAAGGAGCAACTGCAGCGGCTCGGCGATGCCAACCTGACCCCCTACCCGATGCTGCAGATCGAGATGACGATCCGCGCCGACGGCATCACCCCGCTCGGCACATTCTGGCCCGGCGAGGTCGCGCACGTCACGACGCACGATCACCCCGCGCTCCCCGACGGCACCTACCCGCTGCGCATTCTCTCGATGAGTGGCGACGCGGGGGAGTCGGTCACCCTCGTATTCGACCCGATCCAGCCCGAGCGGTACTAACCGCACGATCTAAGGGGGACGCATGAAGAAGATTTACCTCAAGCCGACGCTTCCCGGTATACTCACCGACCTCTCGCGGGGCACCGCCGCGGCGGTCGGCCGTGCCAGTGCGTCGCTCGAGATCGAGGCCGCCGGGGCAACACCCGAAGGCGAAGGCGACATTCCCACCGAGAACATCACGCAGCGCGTCTCGGAGCTCGACGACGTGCTCGCCGAGGCGAACGAGCAGCTCGAGCAGGCGATGAACGATCTCGCGGCAGCCGAGGAGGAGCTCGAGGCGACGCAGCTGCTCTACGACGAGATCTTCGCCGAGCACGATAACGCGCTGATCGACGCCGAGGAAGCGATCGGCGTAGCGGCCGAGCAGATCGAGACGATGGGCGGCGAGATCGACGCCGCGGCGCAGGAGGCCGCCGACGCCAAGCAGGCGGCGCTCGAGGCGATGACGAAGGCCGCCACCGCGTCGGGTCTCTACACGGTAGCGACCGCGAGCCCGACTGTGGCGGATGCTGAGGGGAAACCTGTCGGCGCTGTCTGGGAGGTGCGTTCGGGTGAGGCGACGGCTCGCCGGTACGTGCTGACGGATGCCACCACGTGGACTCAGGTGAAGTTGGGGACTGAGACGATCGGTGATGCGGTGATTGGCACTGCGCAGGTCGGCGAGCTTGATGTTGCGAAGCTGTCGGTCACTGGTGCCTCGAAGTTCTCGAGCGCGGTGATGCAGGCACTCATTGCCGACAAGGGGTTCTTCGAGAAACTGTATTCGAACAACGTTGTCGTGGCGGGCGAGAATCTGCTCTCTGACCCGCTGATGAAGAACCGGCGAGCGTGGCGGAACGACTCGCGCGTCTCCACGACGGGCGGGCGTAACGGAGGCGGGTCAATTCTGATACCAGCCTCGACCTCGCAGGTAGGCGTCTACAACGTCTCGAACGTCGCTGCGGATATGCCGTACGCGGTGAAGGTCACGCCTGGGCAGCAGTACAACATCTCGGCATGGTTTACCTCGGCAGTCGCGGGAGTCGGCACGACGAACAAGGTCTCGCTCTACGACCGATTCTTCGACGCGAACGGCTTTCAGGTGCTCTCCGCTGGTGCGATAGCGAACGCGGCCACGTTCGCCGCGAACACTTGGACGTCCCTCAGTGGCGTGAGCCGCGAAGCACCGGACAACGCGGTCTACATGGGCGTGGGTTTCGCCGTGCAGGCAGTGCACAACTCCGAAGTTCGGTTCAGCGACCCCGCCGTGCGCTCGATGACGGACGGCAACCTGCTCGTTGATGGTTCCGTGAAGGCCCGCCATATTATCGCTGACGAGGTTGCTGCTGCGGTCGGTGTGTTCATCGACGCGATGATGACGAACCTCTCCGTCACGGGCGTCGCCGCGAT